AACACTCTACGTTCTGGTGCTCTAGAGATACGATAAATTGTTACCGCATCTTCCATCATTCTTAATTGATTCAATGGTTTGTATGCTTTATGTAAGTGCGACAATACCAATGAATTGTTTTCATTCATCAAACCTGAGTTTGTATGAACAATTGAATCTTTAGCGATCTTTAGACCTGATGTTGTCGGCCCGCTAGTCACCCCGGAACTCTTTTGTGAGTTAAAACCCTTTTCATTGTAAATATAGTATTCGTTTTTAATTCTTTTTACAAATCCTGGGTTACCAGTTGATCCTACTTTTTCTTTTTCGTACTCACGAATTTTTCTAATCTTTCGTGGGTCGATATAACGTAATTCTTGTATACCTTTCTTTGGTGCAGTTTCGTCAATCAATACGTGATAATTCAACCGCCCATCTACATACCATTTTGAGAAAATATCATAACCGATGTTTGAGAAATCAAGCATTTGCAAAATTGTATCAAACTCTTCTCTGACTTTTTTCTTAATACCGTCAGATAAAGGCAAGTCATCAGTAACACATTCAACAGGTTTTTCATTGAATGTTATATTGACTGCCTCATTTACAATATCATCTACAGCAGCAACAACTTCAGGTTGTTGCATCATGGTTCGATATTTCTGAACCAGTTCCGCTTCGGATTTTGCAGCACCTTCTAAATCAAGGAAACTGCTCATTGCTCCGCCAGCGGCAGAGACTGTAACCGCACCATCATCCTGGGTCGGTTCAACAAATGATTTTACGTTTTTGTTTTCTTCATCTTTTCTTTGGATTTGAAAACCAAAAAGTTCAATCGCCATTATATATACTCCTTAAAAAAGAGATAGGGGCATCATTGCCCCTACTCGATTAAGCGTTAGTTCCGCCAGTTCCGGTGATACCACCAACTACTTCCCAATAATCCATTTCGAATGTTACATCAAATGTTTCAATTTGGTCAGTCGTGTTCCAATCCAATGTAATGTTACCAATTGATGATGGGTAAATGCCGTTGAATTGATAAGTACGAAGTTCAACACCCGTTTTAGAGTATTGTGTTACTTGTGCTTGTGCTTTGTACTGTGATGGAGATGCTGTTCCTAATCCACGCAAGTTACCTTGATGCGAATTGATCGCCGCACTCCACTGTTCCATTGCATCACGAATGAGGAAATCCTCATCGTTAATAACAGTTACTGTCCATTGAGCAAAAGTTCTGTCACCTGCCAACTTGATCTTACGACCAAAATATGGAACTTCGATCACACCCAAAGTTGATTCTGGGATCTGAGTAGCCTGAACCATGAACGGCACTTTAATGTCTGATATACCAGTTACAGGGTTTGTAATCTGTACCTGGAAAAGAGACCCTTTAGCACCACCAGCGGTTAACTGGCTTCTCATCTCATTAATGTTAAAAGCCATTAGTTACTACTCCTTTATTGACCTATAATTTCGTTAAATTCTACACCAGTTCGTACTGCAACAAAGTTCAACTGGATGAAGTTAATAGAACGAGCAGGTTTAATGTAGATGTCACCAATAAATCTGTTTGTATCAATGACTTCGCCAGTATTGTTTGTTTCATCACAAACTACTTGGAAATCATAAATGCCTCGTCTACCTTGAACATCACGTAAGAACGGTTCGATCATATTTCTGAAAGTCGCTCGTGTGAATTCATCGTTGAACTCAAACAATGTACTCTTAGATGCTAATGCAATTGCTTTCTCTAGAACAATGAACAACCTACGAACATTGATTCTGTCAAATGCACTTGGATTTCTTTGCATCGTCTTATCACCGAATAAAATTGCACCAGAACCTGGTTCAATAATTACTGGGTTAATATTGTTTTTGTACAATAAGTCACGTTGAGTTTTATTTGGATTCAAATTAAGTTTAACTACGTTCTTGATTTGACCTCTGCTGTAACCTGCGGGTGAGAACCAAGGATCTCTATCTCCGTCAGTTCTTGCACATGTTCCAGCAATGTCAGCATTCAACGGTACCCAAACATAACTGTCGTTATATTTGTCATATTGATATTTATACCCTGTGTCAATGACGGAATATGAACTTCCAGACAACGGAGCAGCGTAATCTACAATAGATTGTGCTGTAACACTATCGATGCTAGGTGATACAAATGCAACACAATCCTTACGAACTTCTGCCACATTATCCATCACATAGTTTTGAATATCAGCGTTTGCCCAACCAGTTACAAGCAATGAAACGTCCACTTGATCAGAACTCTTATACAAATCCCAACCTTCCATAACATTACCCATGCCATTTACGTCAGTTTCGCTAAGGCCGTCACTACCACCTGAAAGTTGTTCACTAACTCTTGAAGGCACAGTGAATCCTGCAACATCAGTTTCAAGTTTAATGTAACCAGAAATACCGTCATCTACGTCTAAAACTTGACCGATATATGCTGCTGAACCGTCAAAATTCTTAGCACCCGGGGTTGTTGATAAGTTAGGGAATGTTTCTAACAATGTGTCAGCAATACCTGTAATTCCACCATCACTATCGATTACTGCAATATGGAATTTGCCAGTCTCTGGCGCTTTATCAAAATATTCTGACCCTTCCCATTGATACTTATAGGAATTTGTTGTGACAGGTGCATTAGGATTACCTAATGCTGGTCCCCAATACTTCTTCTCAAGAGTCAATATTATAGTGTTACTACCTGCATTGAAATCGCCTACACTAGCAATTTTTAATTTGACATTATCGCCAACAACAATAAAATCGCCTGGTTTAAAGAAGTTTAGCGTTGCATCGGCATTACCTACTGGAATGTCTGCCGCTTGAGGTGCAAAAGCATGATCGCCGTCTGTTGCTGAACCTAGATATACATCATAAATACCGCCAGCAGCCGCAGCTTCTGGAGATAACGCAACTTGGAAGTTATCATCATCGACTCTTATGACGTAAAGAACTTGATTTTCGGTGAGGTTACCAATTGCAGTTCCGCTCCCGCTAGGGGTTGTGTATTTGACATCATCACCTGTCGCAAAACCGTGATTTTCAATATTAAACGTATTTGGAGCTACACCTGCTCTAACAAATGTTAAATCAGTTTGAGCGGTTGCAGCAGCGCCAACATTAGCTGTATTAAGAGCAACTGGAGCAGTGTTAGCGACAGCATCAGCTCGTGAATTGTGCAAAGTGAACGTGTCAGCATCTACATATCTTACAAAATATGAATTTCCGCTAGTTAAATCAGCAAACGCTGATGTGAAGGTGACAGTAACTTCATCGCCAGTTACGAATGTATGATCACTATCTGTTGTAAACTGGTTATCAGTAGCGCCAGTACCTTCCGGTACAGCAGAAGCAGCTGTTACATCAGTAATAGTTGCTGTCGCTCCGTTTGATAGGTCGCCACCATTGAAATCTCTTGCGAGTGTTGGATTAAATGTTACCGCAGCACCTGGCGTAACATCTGGACCCTTAATTGTTGCTTCAATACTACCTCGAGCAATATTGATACCTGATCTGTCTACAATGCTATCAGTTACAGTACCTGCATCTTCAAAAGCTGTAGCAGATGAACTACATGCAATAACTTTAATTGAGTTACCTAAAGCACCTCTGTATCGAGCACTAAAGTTTGTTCCTGCTGAAATCAGCGCAGTTGAATCTTCAGTTCGTGTTACATACAATGCATTGCTGTATCCTAAAAAGTTGGCTGCTGAAAAGAATGATTGCTGATTACTCCATCCGGCATTATCATTATAAGGTTTGCCGAACCTAGAAACTAGCTCTACTTCTGAACTGAGAAGCACTCTTTCATTCGTTGGACCCCAACGGAAAGTACCTACAAAAGCACCCTCGCTAGTACCAACAGCAGGCACAGCGTTTGTTAAATCAATTTCGCTGACATTTATGCCTGGACTTAGTTGAAAAGCCATTTGTCATTTCTCCCTTGTTTATTATAAGTTAATACTTTTTCAAGTTTTTGTTTTGTTCTATTATTTATAAAAT